GCTTTAAATCCTGCTGGTAAGTTAGATAGTGTCCCCGCATCAATGAGCTGACGGAGTGCTGACGTAGCAGTCCTGGACAAACCCCCCAACATATGAATAAGACCAAAGCCATAAAAACCAAGGCCCGGCAAAAACTTATATTGAACGAAGTATGGTATTTTTTTCCGAAGAGAATCATCTTCTCTGTAGTTTCGGTAGATGGATAAAATTTTTCCTGTTCCCTCGTCAATAGTAACAACATAAGGAATCTTTATACCTGTAGGCTCCCCTGATTGCTCGTCTTGATCTTCGAAACCTTCTATGTCCAAATCGCAATGAACTTCAAATAGTTGATACATCTCATCGTAGTTAACAGGACTCACACCTTCTAACTGATTATATTTTTCTTGTACTTTTGTTTGATCTATTGTGGGTTCTTGTAATTCTACATCTCTGTAAAAACCCATGACCTGAGATTTTTTAATTTCATTCTTTGTCATTTTTACAATATGCGTTACTCGTTCTGCCGATGCTAAATCGCTTGACAAATATGGCACAATTAAATCTTCACTTGGAACAAATTTTGATACGGGTCTTCCTAAAGCTGCATCATAATAAATCTTTTTAAAAGCTGAACCTGCTAGAGGTAAGAAAAATAGTAACTGATCCATATCAGCATCGTACTCTTCCATTTCATCTAAGATCAAATAATTCATGTATTCACGAACACGTTGTGCTTGTGCTTCTGTTTCGGCATTTTGTTCACCAACAACATTACATTTTACAGGACCCCCTGATGGTAATAATTCTTTATAGGCTTGTGATTGAAAAGATGTAACACTCTCGGATAATAATGGATGCGTCACGGAGCTCGCTCCTTGGAACGGCTGTGATCTTTCTTGGTGTTTAAATCCTAATAAATCTAATCCGTGTGTATAAGAAAAAAACCATTCATCCCTTGAGGCTCTATCATCTTCAATGTTTCCTCGTAATTCTTGTGAAATATCTTCTAGTACATCATCCTCTAGTATATCTGCTAAGTTGGCAGCAAAAGGAATTTCTTCCTCAGCCGTAACTTCTTCTCCAAAGGTTACTGAACCATCTGGATTTTCTATCATCTCCTCTGATATTTCTACTTGCTCCTCGGCTATCGGTACATCACTCATTGGATCCGACGCTATAGGATCATAACCTGCTGGTCTTTCTACTACCATTATCTTCTTGCCTTTCCATAGCCACGTTTCGCTAAGCCACCTGATTTCATTTTAACAACATTACCTTCTTTTTCTGCTTGTTTAATCATATTCATGGTTTTCTTGTTAATAGGTTTCTGCTCGATAGTTATACTGAGCATGCTTCCCTTTCCTTTAACTTTTCCTCCATCATTCATTTTGATAGTGGACCCTTCTGCTGAACCCTTGGCTGGTGCACCGGGGATCGTGGACCCTTGTGCGCTACTCTTAGCTTGAGCTCCTTTAATCACAGAAGTTTGAGCAGAACTTTTTACATTTCCACCATCTTTATAATTTGAATTAATTGATTCTAACTCTGCCCTAAGAATCTGTATTTGGTCATCATCACCAACGGATATAGCATCATTTAATAAATCTCGTAGTTGTTTAACTCTCGTATCTTTTTTCCCCATACTATTCCTTATGCTTGTAATTTTTTCTTTGTTTTTTTCTTCATCATAGCATTAAATCCTGTGGGTTGCACGAATTTATAATATGACTTTTTAGGATTCATAAAAGATGCTGTTGTTTTATCTTTTTTTGTTTTCTTTTTCTTAGGTCCTTGGACCGTGAATCCTGATATGTAACCCATTAGTAATACTCCACTTGATGAAAACCCGGCAGCTTCGGAGGATCCTTATAATCTTCTGGGTGCACGGCCAATCCAACTTGACGATATCGCATTAACGCTTGTGTCATGCTATCAACTAAATCATCATTATCACCATAAGGGAAAGCGGCACATTCTTCAACTAATTCTTCTGCCCACTTATCTTCCGTACGCCACACCTGCCCTGCTTCAAATAAGGTTGATACAGAATTTACTCTCACATGTTTATCATTTCCACGACTTGGTGTGAAGTTAACAACAGGAATACCAAAGCGCCGTAGTTCCTGGGTGAGGGGTGTTCCACTTGCCTTAGCCTCAATAATAATTGTTTCCGGTTCCCAATATTGATATTGTTCCATAGCCTTTGTTTTTAATTCAGGGAAGTCCCATCTACCCTTCTCCACATCTAATAAAATTATATTAGGGGTTATCTCATCCACAAGGAATACACCCCATGTAGTGATAGCTGAGAAGTCAGCAGTTTCTTTTTTACTAAAAGCTGTGTCATACGATTGAATTACATGTTGTAATTTAGGCAGCTTGGGTTTGTCCCAAATCTTCCAGTACTCTCGTTTGATAATGGACCCTTCTTCCGATGTAGGGTTCTGTTGCCACTGGGCATTCCACTTAGCCACGGACAGTGAGGCTTTCACTGATTCTAATTCATCTAACTTCCAATACTCAGGCCATACAGGTTTTTCATCAGGCATGATCGCAGGAAACTCAATCACGTCCCACTGATCAGCTTTTAAATCTGATTGGGCTTTCATCAATTGTCCTGTCAGATCTTTTGTTGACCACCTTGTCATAACAATAACAATCTTGCCTCCCGGTTGAAGACGCTGCCGTGGTCCTGATGTATACCACTCGTATGCATTATCCATTGCTGTTTCACTTAATGCATCTTGCTCACTATGAGGATCATCAATAATTAATAAATCGGCACCCCTCCCTGTGATGGCTCCACCAACACCCGCGGCGAAATACTCTCCCCCCTTATCTGTCTCCCATCTACCTGCAGCTTTAGAATCCTGCGATAATTTAACATTATCAAAAATATCTTGGAAGGAAGGTTCCTCCATCAGATTACGAACCTTACGACCAAAGCGATAAGATAGTTCTGCTGTGTGTGTTGTTTGAATAATCTTGAGTTTTGGATCACGGCCCATCATCCACGCAGGGAATAGATATGATGCAAATTCTGATTTTGTATGTCTGGGTGGCATGTTTACAATTAGTCGTTTTATCTTCCCCTCGGCCAACGCTTGAAACTTTTCTGCAATTTGTACGTGGTGGGGTCCCTGAATAAAATCAGGCCAAACTTGTTTAACAAACTTTAAATAATTCTCTTTAGCTAAATTTTTATAATCAAATGTTTTTTTACGCAGCAATAACTTTTTTTGTAATGTGTCTAATTCACTCGGACTTAAATTATCAAAATTAGTTAGCCTCTTAAAGGTATTAAGATCAGCCATCCGATGTTTATATCATAAAGTCTATATGAGTAAAACAGTATATATATATAGAATAGTATAGTCCTACGGTCTTATTTAGGGGTTCCCCCCTTTTTTTTATTTTTCCAGGGCAAAAACCAGGAGCAAGGGACTCCTTTGAATAGGAGTAGACAAGCAAGAAAAAAATATGAGGATATGCACAGGATATATGAATAATAAATAATATAGCGAATTCGCTATTTAATTATATACATGGGATAAAATATAGTTTAATAAGATATATATAAACTAATCATAAGGAGTGAATATATGTTTATTAAAAAAATAGTTAAACAAAGTATAGGGAACAAATTGTTCTCGGCTACTTGGATAACTGCAAAGAATAAGCCAAGAACGATACTTGGTAAGCTACCCACAGCTGACAAATTTTTTAGTGGTGGTGAATTAAAAGGAGATAGAGAACATTTGTTAGAGACAATAGATGTGACAATATTAAGAAAAAACAAAGACCCTAAAAAATCTTGGAGGTCTATCAATCTAACGACTTTAACAAGTCTTAAAATAGGGGGCATTCAATGGATAAAGTAGTTTTTCATTTTGTACTTGAATATAGTGATTGTGATATAACGATTGCTTGGAATGGTGGCAAGACTTTCAATGTGTTTAGTGGTGAAACAGAAACAGAATGTTTCACAAATAATGATGTTGAGAATATTAGCGATGCTGAGAAAGTTGTTGAAGAACATTTTCAAGAAATGGAAAATGAATTTAATTTTGAAAAAGCAATTGACCATGCCGACACCATGAGAAAAGAATATTAACTAAACAAAACAAAGCCCCTAATTATTAGGGGCTTTTAATTAACTCGGAGTGAATAAAATGAATAAAGATGAACAAGCCTACAAATTAGTTTTAGAAAAGGAGGATGCTAATTTTGATTTAATTGCAAATGATAATGATAAATTAAGACAAAGTATTTTTAATTCTTTAGGAAAAAATAAACTTGTTTTAAGTCGTGATGTTTCACAATTAAATTTAATAGA